CTATCCGCTGCTGAGAGGAACTAATGATTCTTGTTGATTATTTCACTGCAGAATGCTGCAAAGGCACTGAATTAATTGAAGGCTGGTATTGGCATGAAGATGATGGTGAAAATATTGGCGGGCCATATGCCAATGAAGAAGCCGCTATTGAAGCGGCTCAGGAAGGAAATGGTTGGTAGTGCCATGGTTAGAATAACGAAACGACGCAGGACTGCCATCCCACGTCGCTTCTAACCACTAACTATTAGAGAGGAATAGTCATGGCTGACACCAATCATAGCAGTGTACCCGCAGGGTTCAAAGAGATCCCATTGCACGAAGGACGCTATTTTATCAATGAACAAGGTGACGTTTGGAGCGTTGCACGTAAACGATTAATGTGCCCACAAACTGATGCAACGCATCTTTATCCGTGGGTTCTTGTGATGGAAAACGGAAAAGCACAGCCACGAACTGTTTATTATTTGATGCGTTTAACATGGATGCCTTCTGCTCCTGGGGAAGTTGGCTCTGGGCGTGGCAAGTGGTGTGTTAATCACAAGGACGGGAATAAGCTAAATAGTCACATTGATAATCTCGAATGGACAACTCATGAAGGCAATTTACGTCATGCTTGGGAAAATAATTTACATAGTCATGGCGAGAATTGTTCTTGGGCTCAGTTCACAAGTGAACAAGTTAGAGAGATTCGGTTAAGGCTTTTGGCGGGCGAGAAAGTGAAAAATCTTGCCAGAGAATTTAATGCAACAGTACAGTCGATCAAGCGAATGCAGCAATACGTCGCATGGAAGCGTCAGGACTGGGATTTAGTGGAACCGATGATGCAAATATGTAAATCTAAATACTTGCAAATTACCCTGGATTGCATTGGCAACGGAGGTAAATTTTACGACTATTCAAGACCCAATGGCAAACAAGTTGTTAAAAAATTAGAACCGGATAGAAAATGTATTGTTTGAAAAAATTGGAACCGGCTGGTTTTCATATTTGGAACCGGCTGGTTTTAGTATTGTTTCCCTGGTTTTTTTCTTAACCTTCCCTTAACCTTTTCTTAACTTTCTCTTAACCTTTTCTTAATCTAGTACAAATGTACTATTCTTAACCTTTTCTTAACCTTTTCTTAACTTAACCTTTTCTTAACCTAATCTTAACCTGTTCTTAACTTAACCAAAGCTTAACCAAACGTTAACCTTCTTAACCCTGTCTTAACCTGTTCTTAACTTAACCTTCCCTTAACCTATCCTTAATCTTCTTAACCAAAGCTTAACCGATCCTTAACCTAAGTTGGCCTTAACCTATTCTTAACCTATCCTTAACCTGTTCTTAATATAACGCTTCCGTTGTTATTACTTAATATTTTCTTTATAGTTATAATTAATATTTTCTTTATAGTGTTAATTAGCGCTACGTTAGGTGATAGCTTGCCACGCTACGCTAGGTGATAGCTTGCGCCGCTATGGTTGGTGATAGCTTGCGCCGTTATGGTTAGTGATAATTTCCGCCGCTATAGTTAGCTACACTCTGCCCCCTTGGGCCCCCCTACCGTGCCCCCTACCCTGTAGCCCTTGGCTAGTGTGCCGGTTGCTCAACTGGCCCCCTAGGCAGGCGATACGCTTGCCAGCTCCTCCACTTGGCCCTATATATAGGGAACCCCAGAGATGGGGCCCCAACCGTGATTGACACCATGAACAACACCGCCCCCGCCCCCGCGCTCACCACCAAAGAATCAGCCCTGCTAGCTGCCATCGCTGAGGGTATGGACCAGCCAGGCTGTGGCTGGTTACATGAACTAGCACCCCTTAGCCGTAGCACCAATGCTGTGCTTGGTTCACTAATTAAGAAAGGGCTTGCCCATAGCCACAAGGACACTGAAGGGGTGCCAGGCGTTGCCAGCTATTGGGTTGAGCTCACCCCTGCAGGCGAGGCCCTGGCCCTGCCCCCTGCAGCCCCTGCAGCCCCTGCCCCCGTTGATCTGCCCTTAATCCGTGAACAGTTGCAAGAAGATCTTTTAATCCTGCTAGATGGGCAGCCCCAAGCCCTGCAGGATCACGCCTGCCAAATTGTTGTTGATAATTTAAGGGGCCTCGTGCTACCAGGTGAGGCCCTGCCCCCTGCAGCCCCTGCCCCCCTTAGCCCTGCGCCAGTGTTGCCCCTGGTTAACTACAGCCAGCAACAACAACAACAACAGCAGGCCCCCGCCCAACTGGTGGCCCCTGGCCCCTTAGCCCGTACGGTGGCCCCCCTAGGGCTGCCTATAGATTCTGCTAGATGCTTAGAAGCGTTTGGCCTTGCCCTTGATGGTCTGCTGACCACCTCAGCCTCAAACCCTAAGATTGGCAAAGGGGCCGCCCAAGCTTGGGGGGTGATTTTGCACCACTTGCCCGCCCGTAGCCTGGCCGCTGCCATTAATGGCCCCGACTCTGCCACCACAGCCCCCAGATCTAAACTTCCAGGGCTTGCCCTGCTGGCAAGCTTTGCCGGAATAAGGGCCCTAGTTGAGGCTCACAATGGCTGCCCATGGGCTAGCAAGGGCTGTGCTGATGGCTGCTTAGCATGGGCGGGCCACGGTGGAATTAGTGCAGTGGTGGCAAGCTGCAGGGCTCGCCGCACCATGGCATGGGTTTACGACCCCCAAGCCTATGCAAAGGCTATTCTGTGGGCCCTTGGTAGGGCCTACCGCCAAGCTCAAACTAGGGGGCTGCCCCTGGCCTACCGTCTCAAAGGCACTGACGATCTGCCCTGGCACTGGATCCGCTTTGATATCAGCCCTGCAGAGGCTGCCATCTTTGCCCGTAGGTTTGGCCTGCCCCTTTGCCCTGGCCAGGGGGTGACAATTCCAGAGGCCCTACAACTAGCAGCCCCTGGCACACTGAAGCCCTACGAATATTCAAAGGCCCCTGTAAATGGCCCCCTAGGGCTACGGGCCCAAAGGGCTGCAGGAATAGATATAACCGCCAGTCTTGCCGCAGATAGGCCAGGGGGCCTCGCCTCTGCCATTGATGCCATTGATGCAGGGTTCCGGCTTGCCGTGCCAGTAGCCCTAGCAAAGGGGCAGCCCCTGCCCCCCGCGCTGATTCTTAATGATGGTTTAAGGCTGCGGCATCTGATCACCGTTGACGGTGACTTATCAGACAATCGCTACCTTGACCCCCAAGGGCCTCAGCCCTGCGGGGCTCATGGTGTGGCAGTGATTCTCAAGACCAAAAACAGCAAAGGCAGGGGGGCAGCCTCTGCCGCGTTTAGCCTGCAGCCCCTAGTAGATCAGCCCCAAGCCCTGGCAGGGGGCGGCACTGCTCACCTTTGCAGCAGGGCCCTAGGGCAGCCCTAGCAGGCCCCTAGGCTGCATACGTACCGGCGCTAGGCTTAACCGTCTAGCGCTTTGTTTTGGTTAGGTGATGAGAAAATCCACTAATTTAGCGCCAAAAAATAACACTAACCCTACGCTACTAAATAACAACAACTCTTCCGTTGTATTAGTAATGCTAATCTATAAGGAATTCTTATCAGGGAGCAGTAGTACGCCTGTATTAATTCGTCTGTGTCGGGGTTACCCCTTCCAAATGCGACCAATTTTTTAATCGAAAATTCCAATATCAGGAATTCCAATAACGGTCATTTAGTTGTAATGCAGGTATTTATTAATTTTACGACTATTTACTCGCGTCATTGTATATTTACTAGCGTCTTTGTAAAATACTTGCGTCAGCGTAAACTTAGTGGCAACTGACCGAACAATCGCGCCTATACGAGCTTTGTGAGGTCACTAAAGTTCAATAATTGCACTTTTCTTCCCATTGTTCTTAGGACGCATCGCGAAGGTAGCTCCCAAAGAGCGTCAATCATTGCGTCCTTTCTTATTCTTTTTATTAATTTTTTATCTTTTTATAGCTTAGTGCTGTGCGATCACAACTTTAGCGGCTTCTGATGCTCTCGCGAAAGTATTGAAAGGATAATTAAAAGGAGCCCTAGTGAAATAGGCGCTTGGGGCTCTGCTCGTAAGGGCTCCTTAGCAGAGGTTACTTAGTTAAAAGTAATTGAAAGGATGAT